GAGGGACTTGGGTGCCCACTCGTTCTTCACGATACCAAGAAGTGCCATTTCATAGTTGCCGGCTCCCATAACCTCGACGGTGTCTGACGTCATAACAACAGTCTGCTTCCCCTTCTTGGCCACAACTTTTGTTATGCCTATAGCTTCACCTACCCAGCCAGAGCCCGTTACATAACGCACTTCAGGTTTACGGAACGACTTGGCGTATCCCATAACCTCAGTGAAACCCTTGGGCGCTTGCGCAAATATTGTTCCAAAATTCACAGAAGTTTTGAAGCTCGTGATTTGCGCAGTAATTTTGGGCTTTGAAACTTTGATGAGAGTCCCAATGATTGCTTTGTTTGCAAACACACGCTTTCGGCGAAAAATATTCTGAATCTTTCGCGCTGCGGCGGATTCGGTCATGTCTTATAATATTACACATTTTATTCTTGAACGATGAAATCGAGACCAAAGATGAACGGCTGCGTCGAGTACGCATTCCCGTTGTAAATCTTTGAATCGACGCGGACCTCCAGTTCCTTTGCACTGAACGGACCTGCGTAAAAGTCCTGGTTGAACCGGTGAACGCCCAGATTGTTCTCCTTGCAGTGCTGGTTGAACTGGGCCACAAACACTTTTTGGGGTACGAACAGGTCTGGACCGTACTTGAACTTCTCTGAGCACAGGAAGTGCTGGAGCGCATTCGTAACGGTCGCCACCTGGCTCTGTACCTGCTTGAAGTATTTTGGTAGTACGTTCCAGATGTCCTTGTCCGCATACTTGTGAGCATAATCTAGGTAAGCCCGCAGACACTTGCACAAAATGGCTGGAATTTCCTTCTCAAGTTTATCATCCAGGTGCGGATCCGCCTCTGAAACCTGTCGCGCAAAGTTCCACGTGGCAAGGCGGCGCAAAATTGAACCAGAATTATCTTTCCAGTTCGGAACCTCATTTCCACCCAGAATTCCAGGAGTCTTCCACTGCAGGCTCAGGGCCGTCTCATTCTTACGCGCCACGCTTACGTCTTCACCAGACACCAGAGACTGAAACTCGGCTTGCTCAAGCTGAAGATCACCCTTAATCTCTGGGCTGATGAACATGAACCCTCGGTAAATGCTCTGAAGACCGAATTTCTTTTCAATATTGTTGGAAAGCGTCGCCACGTCCTCGCACTCGTAGAAGAGTTTGCACACCTTCGTGATGAGCGTAGACTTGCCTGAACGGGCAATACCCTTGAGGAACGGAATCACCTGCCATCCGTCCAGCTCGTTCACTTCGAAACACAGGCGACCGCAGAAAACGTACATCCATTTGCACACATCAGTCTCGAACCGCTGGTAATCAAGAACACGCTGCATGTGAGGCGTGGGAATGTCATACCAGTCCTGAATATCCTCAAAAGGATCGAACGCCAGGTCAAAGTACTTACAGCTTACGAGCGTCGGATCAAGCTCACGGAACTCACGTGAACAATACGGGTAAAATTTGATCTGATGGCGCGCTACTTGAGGATTCCAGTCCTTTCCAACGAGAAGACCATTCTGGAAAGACCATGTGTGCCGATCCTTTTTGATTTCTGGAAATTGAATATCTTTACAATTTGTCAAGTGGCGTACAACATCAGCCACAAGGCCGCCACGACTTGTGAGGTTTTTCCACATGTCGGGCTGGTCCTCCTTCTGCGTAGAATCATACACAAAGTCCTTGATCTCTTTGACTGGACGCCACGCGCGCGTGTTGCGAATTTGTACGCAACATTGATCCCGATACCGACGATACTCAAGCTTTGATGCTTCTGTCAGTAGATACAGAAGAACCTTCTGGTACGGGCTATTACTCTCATCGTCTTTCAGACTCTTGTCTGTATTGTCAATGACGTGCGTGGACTCGTTCATACGCTTCCAGCGCCGTGCCCAAAGACTGTATTGTTCGAACATGTCCTTGCGGTCCTCGATGAGTCGGCGCACACGAAATTCGAGGGTAAATTCGTCTCCGTTAATGTCTTTGCTGGGATGTTTGTTTGCTTCCATGGTGTCGATCCTCTTCAGGAGAATCCGGCAGTTGTTGATGAAACTATTTTTCCGTCCGATGACGTGTTCATGTTCGAAATTTACAGGATATTTATCCACATCGCGTTCCTGATCATCAGGAAAGAGGACAAAAGCCCACGACTTGTCGGCCGCAAGTGAATTGGCCTGGATGTGGAACATCGACTTTTCTTCATTTTTTGTTAGATATGATTCAATTTCTTCAATACCCCAGGAGCCCACCTCTGTTGTTTGTTGTGCAAGTCGAATCTCCTCGGCGTGCTCTGGTGTAACATCTTTGGAGATGGTGTGTACTGTTGTCATTGCTAAGAAAGGGCCAGACTTTTTTAAGCGGACTCGGGTGGCGAAGCCGTGCACGCGCACTGGCAGCACTTGGGCTTGGACAGGGCACTCAGAATTTTGACCAGAATTTTGTTCTGCATTTCCATATTCAATGCAATCTTCTCAGTAGAGTCCTTGAGGCTAACCAGGGCTGTTGCAATCGTCTCTCCATCCTCGGTTGCCAGGAAACTCCCTAACATTTCCATTGGGTCAACCATATCATCACCAAAATCCATCTCCTCATCCTCCTCGTTCATATCCTCTTCTTCCTCAGGAACTGGGCTTGAGGGTGGTGCGGGGCGGGGTACACGGGACATTTAGTATGGTCATAGAAATTTGCGTCAAGGTTCGAGCGCGAGTCCTAATTTTTTTTCTTGGGTAATAGTACAAAATGGCCGGTGGACTTATGCAGCTCGTTGCTTACGGTGCTCAGGATGTGTATCTGACGGGTCAGCCCAAGGTGACCTTCTTCCAGGCGGTGTACAAGCGTCACACCAACTTCGCCATGGAGAATATCCAGCAGACGGTTAACGGCAGCCCCTCCAACGGTGGCCGTGTGTCCGTGACCATTGCCCGCAACGGCGACCTGGTAGGTAACATGTACGTGGCTCTGCAGCCAAGCAACAGCGGCGGCAAGACCACGACTGATAACTCCAACCCAGACACGTGCTGGATTGCTGAGCGCGCCATCTCCTCCGTTGAGCTGACCATCGGTGGTCAGCGCATTGACAAGCACTACCAGACCTGGTTCCGTCTGTATGCCGAGTGCTTCCTGTCCGAGTCCGACAAGATTGCTTACGGCAAGCTGACCTCATCCCCCACCCCCATCGCCGACGCCACCAACAAGAACTACGTGTACCTGCCCCTTCTGTTCTTCTTCAACCGCAACCCAGGCCTGTACCTGCCTCTGATTGCACTGCAGTACCACGAGGTTCGTCTGGACTTCGATCTGACCTCCAACTTCAGCGCCTACTTCGGCTCTTCCAGCCAGGTGTTCGAGGTGTGGGCCAACTACGTGTACCTGGACACTGAGGAGCGCCGCCGCTTCGCCCAGAAGGGTCACGAGTACCTGATCGAGCAGGTGCAGCACACCGGTGGCGATTCAGTGACCAGCGGTGCTCAGACCATCCGCCTGTCCTTCAACCACCCAGTGAAGGAGCTGATCTGGTGCTACCAGAACACCACCTCCACTTCCAACAACAGCATGTGGAATTTCTCCACTTCCGCTGCTAACGTGCACATGACGGTGAGCGCCAACGTGAGTGCCCTGGCAGGCACTGGCCCCACTGCCTACCTGCCCCACGAGCTGGGTGCCCCTCACCTGTTCGCCAACACTTCCGGTGTTGCCAACGTGTTCTGGTTCGAGGAGGCGACCAGCGTGGCCGGTGCAGGCGGCTACGAGGTGGGTCCTCTGAAGGACTTCAAGCTGGTGCTGAACGGTCAGGACCGCTTCAAGGAGCAGCTGGGCAAGTACTTCAACCAGTACCAGCCATACGTGTACCACAGCGGCACCCCCTACCCAGGCATCTACGTGTACTCCTTCGCTCTGCAGCCCGAGGAGCACCAGCCAACCGGCACTTGCAACTTCTCTCGCATTGACAACGCCCAGGTGGCCATCACCCTGAAGGCCGGCAGCACCCCCCTGCAGAAGATGTTCGCAGTGAACTACAACATCCTGCGCATCCAGTCTGGCATGGGCGGCCTGGCATTCTCCAACTAGAGACCTTTGGTCTCGGCGCGAAATGCGAAATCAAAAAAAATGGGCTCGGCTTCGAAAACTCTGTTTTCGGGCTTCGGCCCCAAGAACGTTCAAGGTTCCTGGGACTGAAACTTAAAACCTACGCAATTATTAATGGGTTATTGTAATAACTATAATACCGGAAACGGAATAGGTAAAAAGATTGCAAACTTCT